TGAAGGCCGAGTACATCTCCGTGTAAGACGAGGATGTTTTACCGACCGTCTGCTGATGCTGCTTCATCGCCCGGTCAGTCGTTTGGACACTCGATGCCACATTACGCAGCTGGGCCGGAAGACCGCTGACAGCGGCATTCAGTTTAGTCATCTGCGCGGTCAACCTTGTCAGTCCGTCAAACGATTTACCGTTCAGCGTTTCAGCCGCTTCGGCCAACTGAACCAGATTTTTAGCCAGCACACTGGACACCTTCGTGCCAGACATGTTGGCCAAAGCGCCCCCCAGCCTCTCTATCCCTGTCATATCGATGGTGGCCATCTGTTCAGCCGCAATGGCAACATCAATCAGGTGATTCGCAAAACTGGACGAAATCGTCGGCATAGGAGACGTAGCCAGCGTTGACAGGGCCTGAGTCATGGCCACCATACCGCTACCATGTGCTTCAAAATACTCCCCGGCCTGGGCAATTTCCGTCAGATGCCTACCCAACGTGGAAGAAATAGAGATTTTTCCGACACGGGACAAAGCATCAAGACCAGAAGCAAATCCGGCCATCTTTGTTCCGATATTATCAGACAGATTACTGACTGCTGCACTCAGCGTGACCAGGGAAGCACTCAGGTCTGTCGAAATCGACAGCTTCTGGATGCCCTTCAGGCCCTGTAGCGCCGTAATCAGATTTGTCAGTTTCTGTCCGGCATTGTTGTCCAGAGCGTTCAGGGTACCGCGCAGGGTGGAAATCTCCTGGGCGATACTCCTGAGTCCAGCGCCGCCAGCGCAAGCTTCCTTCAAGTCTTTCAACTTTCCGGTGAGCATAGTCAGTTGTTTGCTGGCATCGGACGCTGTCGCGCCTATCTTAATTTGTAAGCTCTCAATCGTCTCTTCAGCCATCTGTCTTGCTCACCTCCTTGCTCCGTCGGCTGTTTATCTTAGTAGCGAAACTGTCCATGACACGCCGCGCCTTTTCCATCATTTTCCGCTCCTCCACCTCCGCTTGCTCCTTTGTCTTATCCTTTTCAGGATTCAGGTTATACGGCTCCGTCGGATAGGGCATGGGCCGCGTACCTTTCTTGGCAAAGGGGTTAAAAATGGGAGACGCGTCGCAGATCGCTTCGTATACATACATGCCCTGCAACCACAGTTCCTGGTTTATCCTGTCCGTGCGCAGCTTCTCAGCCTTACGGTAGAATTTGACAATCTTGGGATCATCCCGCCAGAATTGGTTATAGGTCATGCCAATGGACAGATAATACGGGAAAACTTCGTTAAACACTTCTGTATAGGTACGAGGACGATTATCTCGTCCCCGTTCACCTTGCCAGAATTCTTCGTTATTAACGCCGCCGTAGGACGATGACCGCGATGTTACTCGCTCACCGTCCAGGTCACGTTTCCCTCCGTCACAGACGGATCATCGTCCATCAGGGTAGCAAGCGTATCGCGATACATCTCCACCAGTTTGGTAATCAAATCAGAGCGGTTCGCCAGACCGTTGTAGATGCGGTCCACTTCTTTCCGCTTGATACCGCGATGATGCGCGGCAAACGCACCGTAGAAGAGTTCGGGAATCCGCAGAGCGGGTTTGGTGAACAGCTCGTCAGCGACGAAGCCGAGACTCTCCATCTGTCTGATGGTTTCACGGGTGAACTCAAGGGTGTAGGTGCGCTTTTCGTACTCCAGAGAAATCTTCATACTTGTCCATCCTTTCAACATTGTCCAAAGTGTTGACTCCCACGGCCCCGCCGCCTCCGTGGACGGTCCCTCAGGGTTGCCCCTGCAATCCTAGTTAAATCAGGTAGGGAACGTGATCGCGGTCGCACTGTCTTCCAGCGGACCCCACGCGATGGTGCCATCCGTGCCGATGACGGTGGACGGGGCGATGGTCACGGTCATGTTAACGACCTCATTGACACCAGCGCCATTGGCGAAGATATCGAGATAGCCACCCCAGGCGTACTTGCCAGCTTCGCCAGTGGGGGTCACGGTGCCGTTCGCCGCTTCTGTGCCGCCCAGCCACACAGCGTAGCCGTGCAGAGCACCACGCAGACCATGCAGGAAATCGAACACATCCTTGTCGTAATTGAGGGTGAAGGTTTTCGCCTCATTCTCCTCAATGCCGGGGATGTAGGTGTGCGCTCTATCGGAAAGCGTGGTGGTTTCCAGCATTTCGGGAGCGCCACCGAGATCCGGGAAGTCCTTGATGTCGGCAAGCTTCTTCCACTCAACCGTGGTAGCGTCCGGCGCGGAAGCCATGCCCATCAGGAACACTTTATAGGAACTGATCGCCATATTCTCACTCCTTTTCTTATCGTTTGTAGATCGTATAATTGCCCTCGCTATCCTGTCCAACGATAGCGGAATACCGAGCAGTCAGGCGGTACAGGGTCGCATCAGCCAGGTTAGGTGTCGGACTCAGCATGGTCCGTGTAAAGCCCAGACGATTCATCTCCCTGTCCACGAAGTCTGCAATACTCTTGCACTCAGCCTTCTTGCCTGATTCCTTGTTGCTGTAGACATTGATCTCATACATGACCGCCGTGTGGACCTCGTTGGTGGACGTGGTCCGCGAATTACGCCAAGGCGTGTTGTCGCGCTGCTCAATGGATACACACGGAAGACGCGAGGTTGCGCGTACATACTCACCCGTCACGTATATGCCTGGGAACTGCGCTCTCAGCTTGGTCGCCAGGAGCGTAAACAGCTCAAATTCACAGTCAATCACTCCCGAACACCTCCTTCGCCAAGTCTGCCAGTCCCGCCACTACTTCCTGAACACCCCAGTACATAGGCATCGCAGCCGGGGTACCGTGGGTCAGAATCGGCATTTCGTGTGTACTTCCAGGAAGCGGCCATACGTTGCGTTTACCGAAGCCCTTATCGTATTCGCCAATGCGGAAATTATTGTTCTCTCCCCACGGATGAGGGGATTGTCCGGCGGGACCGTTGTAATAGATACCAGCGCCGAACTCGATGAACACGGCTTCCTCTCCGTGGGCAATCACGATAGACACGTCGCCGTCTTCTTCCACGGTCACCGTCACATCGGACGGCGGTGGTTCAGCACCGACGAAGATGTCACTCGTGATGGCCCAGCTAAATCCTTCCTGGGCTGTCCACCGGATTCTTTCCGCGACTAGCTGTCGAAAACGATCAACTTTCGCTTCAAAATTCTGGCGGTACTTCTCCAGTTGGTCGATCAGGGATTGAATACCCTTCTCACTCAGTTTGACCTCAATGACTTTATCAGCCATGACGGACATCCACCTTCTGGAGAGCCACTGCGGTTGAATTCAGCCCTACGGAGACTCGTTTTACAACGTAATCGAAGGGTACGCTTCCCGGCTGGGAATCAATCCAGAACACTGTCGTTTCCTTGATCTCGTTTCCATACGGGAACTGATTCCTGCCGTTGAATACAATCGCCTTGTCGTAATTCACGTCCAGACCGAACACAGCAACAGTGTCCGTATTACGCGCAGATGATACATTCGCCCGAAGCGGGATGGGAGCCCCGTACACGACTTTTTCGCCCGTTTCGTTTCCGTATTCGTCGAACGTCGATTCGGTTCCCACTTCATTGGCGTAATATACCATCTGCTTATTCCTGTTCAGACAGCGCACAACTTACACCACCTTGCACAGGGGACGTACATGGGCATGAATGTAATCGATCATGTCCGCATAATGGAAGGTGCGGGAGATGCCGTTTTCGGCATGTGCCGTTTCACCTTCCGCGCCGCTGGTCGTAAGCCCAGCCAGAACAGCGTAAATCTGAGTCATCTCGAATTCAGCGGGAACCACGGAAGGAACGTCTGTACCTTCCGGCACCATTGAAAACCTCCAGTTGATGATCTCATTCTCCGCTACGGTCAGGTATACGCCAAGCGCATCATCTTCCGGCATGTTTGCATCATCCTGGATAAGGGTTTTCAGCATCTCTACTTTCTGATACTGCGTCATGGTCTATACCCTCCCTTCTGCTCACTTTTCGGCCTGTTTCGTTTTTCTGGCGGCGCGTTTAGGCTGAGATTCCGCGACGGGCTTTGATTCAGTTTCCTTCTTCTCAGCCTCGTCGGGAATCAGGCCCACGACCAGTCCAGCAGACGTGAGTTTCTCAGCCATCACTTAACCTCCCGATCAGGACAGCGCAGTCGCGGCCTTGTGGAGATAGATGCCTTTGACCTTGTTTTCGTACGCGAAGATATCGTGATACACACGATAATCGAACTTCCACGCATCGGCGGTCTGGTTGACATCTGGGCTGAAGATACGAGGCAGCACATGCTTGGTCACAGCCATCACAGCGCTGGGATGCACGATCATGAAGTTGATCGGATAGCCCGTGGTGCTGGTGCCAACGTAGCCGCCGCCTTCCTGACCGGAAGTGGTGCCGTCATACAGAGTGATGGCGGTGTAGAAACGGTTCTGCGGAACACGCACGATGCGCATTTCGTCGAACACTTCGATATTGCCATTTACGCCGCGATCAGCGTTCATGATGATCTTCTGCACCTTGTCACGCAGACCAGCGTACGCGGTCTCGCTGATGAACAGGATGCGGCCTTCCTTCGGAACTTCGTTCTCATTCATGGAACGTTCCGCTTCGGTGATCAGGCCGGGGACATCAGTAGTGCCGACGGTGATGTCAGCGGCGGTACCAGCGTCAATGCCGGAAACGCCAGCCAGCTTGGCAAAACGATAGGCATCGATTTCGGGAACGACCTTGGTGCGAATGAATTCGCCAGCCAGGGTGCCGAAAGCCTGGTCGAGGGTCTCCTCATTGTCCATCCGGTCGATCTGGAAGGAGCGGCCACGGTCCTTGGACAGCGTCATGGTTTCCCAGGTGCCAGTCACGGAGCCAGCCACGAAACCGTTGTTGCGGCTGTAGTTGCCCAGACCATCCATAGCGGTCTTGAAGACCTTCACGGTGTTCGCGCCAACGAATTCAGCGTCGGTCGCATCGAGGATAGCGGTACGGCTGGTGGCCTTGTACACCGCATCCAGCATAGGCAGATATTTCTGCGCAAGAGCAATAGAGTTCGGCATAATTTAACCTCCTTTTTTACAGGCCGAAATACCTCCGTAACTTGGCTTCTTCGGCCTTTTTCTTTGCCTCGTCGGCGACATCGTCCCCGGCGGGGGGTACAGGAACATCCTTCAGAATCTGCACACGCAGAGCCTTCTCAGCATTAACCTTGTGCTTTCCCATGACCGCGAAGACCGTGTCGGTGTCACCGTCTGCCAGAGCCTCAGCAGCCTGTGTCGCCAGATCATCTTCATAGCCCTGGGAAAGAAAGGATGCCTTGTGCATCGAGATCGTCTTCTCACGCCGGAGAGCCTTCAACTCGTTCTGCACAGCCTCATCGTGCGCGGCACGATCAGCTTCTTTTGCTTCGTCTTCAGTCATCCGACTGCGCAACTGTTTCTTAGCTGCGGCCAGCTCAGAAGCCAGCGTGTCGAACTGCGATTTGGTGACATAGCCCTTCATATTGATGGGCGCGGATTGTTTTTCGGGTTCAGGGGCCTCATAATTTTCGAGCAGAGCCAGCTTGTCTTCTGCGCTCATGTCCTCACTGTAACCCTCAACTTTGGTCCAGTCGAAAGCCATAAATTTTCCTCCTGCGTTTGATGACGCTGTTCTCTCAGCGATAAACTTGCGGAATTTCTATACCGCCTTCTCTGGCGGTCTGCGTTTGTTGAGCCTGTTCTCTCAGGCATTGTGACGGGCATCGGCCCGTTGCAATCTCAAGCAGGGACGTAATAGCACCGACAATTCCAGTGCTTCGGCGGCAGTGCGTCCGCATCATATGCCCGGTTGTTCCTGTCCCTGCACGTGGCACAAACCCGGCTGTCCTCCTGCGTACGCCAGCGAAGCCTTGTGATTCCCGCATCCTCGAAGGCGCGGTTCCTGGCTTCTTCGGTGGCCGTATCGGCCATCTGCTGGACCTGTCGTTCCAGAACGTCAAGCGCCCGTTTCAGCGCCTGTCTGGCTCTCTGTGTGTTGGCGATATGCACCGCGTCCGATGCCAACCCCACACTGATCATGGATTCCTTCAGTCTGTCTCGTTTACGGGTCCATTCCTTGCTGTACTGATACTCTGTCTTCGGATCATAGCGGTCCAGCAGCCAGACCAGGAAGAACGGATCGAGGTCCGAGGATGAAGCGTTTGCTGGTGAAATCACTTCTCCCCATGCATCCTGGTAGGCCCTACGGGCGATTTCCATGTATCGCCCCCGCAAGAAGCGGTCCAGGTCATCGTACAGCTTGTCCACCTGAGTGCTGATACTCAGCACATTCAGCTCGTCCCACGAGGCTCTCAGAGCAGCGTTCGAGAAATCAGCGGCCATCCTGCGGAATATCCGCTTCAGTTCCCTGTCCGCGTGTCGGTAAATCCTCCGACTCCCTGTCAGCATCCTCGTTGCTCACCTCCTCATCAGAAATCGGCACATAGTCCCATTTCCTCAGATACGGTTTACTCTGCTGGTACACATCAGCCGGGTCATTGAACAGTCCAGACGTTGCAATCGCCACTTCGGGACTCAGACCAGCCTGTAGCATAGCCAGCAGGGACTGCGTCTTGTTCTGGAGATTGTCATGCTGCCTACGCGTGAATTTGCACTCGACCTCGCTCAATTTCAGATCGAAATCGTCGCGGACATCCTTAACAATCCGCAGGACCTGTCTCAGGAAGCGCTTCTCAGCCTTCTTGAACAGCATCTCCGTGCCTCGCGCCTTCAGTTCAGCCTGACTCCAGCCGTCTCTCAGGAAGACGGCGTTACCCGTATCACTCGTGGACGAACCACCCTTTGTCGTGGTCGGCAGTCCGCAGATCGTCAGCACCTGATCGTAGATATAATCCACCAGCTCCTGTGTCTGACTCTGGTTCAGCTCCTGCGACACGATGGTTACGTCACTGTCCAGCCCTTCAGCATTCTTGATAAAGATGGCACCCAGCTTCCCGATCTTCTTGATGTCCTCGTCCGCGATTTCGCAGTTCTTGAACTTCAGGAAGGCCTGAACATACTGTTCCAGACCGTCCAGTCGGTTCGACTGAATCGTGTTGATGGCATCAAGCAGGGCGATGGCTGGCTCGAAGCTCCCCAGCATCGGCAGATTCAGCCGATACTCAAAGATCGGGATATCGTCCAGCCCATGCGGCTTCCACACCAGAATGTTTCCTTCGGACACCTCGAAGTAATGCGTCTTCGTGTATCCGCAGTAATAAATCTGGTAGTCCAGCGGCTGTCCCGTTCTCGACCGGAAGACCATCCGGCACCCCATGACAGGATAGTGACCGAACCCGGAGTGATAGACCACGAATGTGGTGCGCGGGTCCAGCGTATCTATCTCAAACGGTGCCTGATCAGGATCATCCCTGACGAAATCGTCCAGGTCAGGAAGTACCATCCTGTACCCAACACCGCAGATGGCCATCCATGTCGCGAGATCCTTATCCTGGCTGGCCTTGTCTTCCGAGAACATGTAATCGTTCAGCAGAGCGATCTGCTCAGAAGCTTCTTCCCGCTCCCCGCGCCTGACATACGTGACAGGCTCACCCATGAAGTAGCCGGAC